ATAGGTTCAATCAGCAAACATGAATGTGTTGTTGATGTGGCTTGGGTAGAGGAACTACTCAAAGAAGTCAAGCGACTGCGTGAAGGTATTAAGGCATACTTGAACTTAGATATAGAAACACACGAATTGAAGGAGATGATTGAATGAAGCCCGGAGTAAGAGCGAGATACAACACCAAGTTTAAAGCACGAAAGAAGCACGCCGATGCGGGACTATACCGCAAGAAGGGACAAATGAAAGTTGCTTACGCAGTTATGTGGGAAGGAAAAGACGATGACAATGGTGGTTTAATCTATGGAATTGAATACATGAATGGTGAAGAAGTTTCCGATGTTGAGTGGTTTAAGACGAGTGATGAAAGAGATGCCGAACTTAAACAATACATATCCGATTTGAAGGAGTTGATTGAATGAACATCTTCGTCCTTGACCGAACCCCGTGGAAGTCAGCACAGATGATGTGCGACAAGCACATCCCTAAGATGATCGTGGAGTCAGCACAGATGATGGCCTCGGCCCTCATCAGACACGGCGCACAACCGGAGGATATGCCCACCACAAAAAGCGGCACGCCATACAGGGGAGGCTACCATCATCATCCCTGCACGGTTTGGGCTGGTGACACAAGAAACAATTTCCTATGGCTCGCAAGTCACGCCGAGGCATTGTTGTCAGAATATTTTTATCGTTTTAGTAAAAAGAAACACGCTTGCGAAGATCCAATCATGCACATGAAAAAAATGTATGAGATAATACCAAGAGGTAAGACAACGGCATTCGCACAGGCCATGCCCGACGACTTCAAGCACGAAAATGCCGTGACCGCATACCGTCAATACTACCACAGCAAGGACTTCGCTAAGTGGGAGAAGGGTGTGTCTCCGCCGTGGTGGTGGGGCGAGCCTGTTTACGCTTGCGTAGCAGAAGGTATAACACTAAATACTAACGTCAAGGAGATGAGAGTATGAGCGAAGGAACCATACAAGAAATTGAAAGACTTTTCAATGATGATGATGAAGAAGAAGTATGCGAACATGAGTGGGAGGTTGACCGAGTGACCGATTGGGGTATGATGGGTAGCAACGTAGTCCATGTGTGTGTTGATATATACTGCCCTAAGTGTGAAACCTATGCTAACACAGATGGCTCATGGGAATTCAGCGACGATGAGGTTATGTGATGGCAAGAAAACAATGGGCTGACATACTTTACAATTACGTCAAAAGTAATCAAGGGTGTAGCACCCGCGAAGTCTACGAATACTGCTATGACAATTGGCCGAAGACCACGCCAATGAGAACGTCCATCGGCACGTTGCTCTCACAGGACAAGAGAGTTCGCAATGTCAACAGGGGCAAAAAAAATTCACAAGCAGAATGGACGCTTGCGAGACAAGAAGCATAAGATTAAATACATAGTAGTGGAGGACATAACATGATAGGCAGCACATACTTGAACAAGCACAACGGAAAGACGATTGAGATTGAGGATAAGATAGTCACCGATACAGGCAACATTCTGTATTACGGTGTGGACATATCCAACGGTCATGGTGATTACTATACCGCTAGAAATCTTGAGGATCATTGGATCGGCAACGCCGAGGGTGAAAGCCGAGAGATGACTACTAAGGAGATAGAGATCCAATACTTAGCCGAATTTTATCAGTGGATGATTGAGAAGGACGTTGACATTTGCAAGGAGTTTGACGATCATATACGCAGATCATCCTTTAGGCTATGGGATGATACACGCGGATTTAGCGACATCGGGAAGGGTGTTTGAATGACCAATATATGTGTATTTTGCGCGAAAGAGTATTCCGGCCACGGAAACAACGCCATGCCTGTCACATCCGGGCGGTGTTGTGACAAGTGCAACATAGACGTAATCTTGGCCCGAATGAGTCTCATACAGGACAGCGACTTCATGGTGGCGTTAGAATGAAAGGGCCATACAGAACCTCAAGCGGCATAACTTATCTTGAGCCTAAAAATATCGCTGCCTTGGTCTTCGATCCACAACATGACAACACACACATACACCTTTGTTCCGGCACTATCTTTACGCTAAAACAAAGTCAGTCTGAGTTTCAATCTCTACGCAAGGAGTTGACCGGGCGATGAGAGACTACCGCCTCGCTACTTTCATGGTAATTATAAGTCTGTTGTCATTTACGATCTACTACATAATGAGGGTGACAACGGTAGCAGCCCCATGCGAAGGCATTCAAGCCAAGCACGTATTCATGTCACACGTCAATGTGGCTTTCATAGCCCTGCTCTTACCGACGCTTGCGAAGCGGGTTCGTAATGACTAAATACTAAGGACAAGAGGACAGAACATGACATATGAGATACAAAAACTAAGAGAGCAAATATTTTTCTTGATAGGCTACTCCGGCTTAGGTGACAATGAAGAACGGTGGGCGAAATACGCTGACGAGTATGAATGGTTGGTGAGGCCTAAATGACCGACAGATTCACCAACGTAAGGCACGCCGAGTTTGAACTACTTATGAACATCTTGAGAAAAGTGGACATACAAGAGTGGGCGGAGGCTGGTGTTCCCGGCATCCGATCACCTAGAGATGCAGACGACTTCATAGCACTAAAAAGAGCAAGAACCGCCGCACAAAACGTAAGGGCTGTGATCCTCAACATGGCATCCAAAAGGGTAAAGAACCTACCAAGAGGTCATGACTATGAGGGATGGCAGATGGGCGACGACTTGATACCACCTGCACACAAGGAGTGGGATGACGAATGAAGAAGGACATTATCAGCACACTAGGAAATGCAGCATTCATTGATGATTGTCAAAAGGTAGCGAATGAGGTTGTCGAACTATTACGGGAAAAGAACCTGTCATACGGAAACAGTCTTCAGAATCCTATCGGCATCTTCGCCAAGGGCGATGACCGCACAAGAACAATAAGGGTAAGAATAGATGACAAACTAGCAAGGTTCGCCCGTGGTAATATGTCCTTTGAGTCTGAGGAAGACACGATCAAGGACTTGCTCGGCTATTTGATACCACTACTCGTAATCATGCGACAGGACGCTAGTGAGGCATAATACAACACCTTATATATTAGCAGAATGAGGTTTGGTTATGGCAAGAAACAGCAGAAAGAAGGCAGCGATAATCAACGTGCTGCGAGCATCATCCAAGCCTATGACGGCACAGCAGATATTTGACAAAGTGAGCATGAAGCATTCGATCAAAAATGCACGTCATATTAGCGTAATAATACGTGGCATGAAGAATGTCAAGAAGATGATTACGACGGCTTACTCAATCAGCAACCAATACCCCGTCAACGCCTACTTCTATGACGATGAGGGGGCCGAGGTATGACCGAGTGTGCGAAGTGCGTCGAGTATAGGGAGTTGATTGACGGCATGAGAAAATACATGAGCGTAGGATCATACGCACAAAACACACCCAAGAAGGTGCTAAACGACTTCAAGATGGTGATGAGCAAGGCAAACAAAGTTTCAAGAGAAAGATACGAAAAAGGTGAAAAGAATGAGTGATATAGAAATGAGAGTAAAACAAAGGAACTTAGCATTGAATGATTACATCGTCCTAAAGTTGGACGACATGGAGATACTACACGCAAGTCCTGTCCGTAGAGTGGACGGTGAAGTTAGAAAGCAGCCGGAGGTTGACATACAGTGTGGAGACTACGGGCTTCACATATTGAATAGATCCGTTCTTTTCCGGTTCTTGAAGTCCATCGACTCGGACTTGAAGTATGTGGATTTCACCCGTTTCCTAGATCACTTTGACCTTAAAACTATGATCGAGGATTTCATTGAGAGCGCACCGGGTATGTCCATACCTGTATGGACATTAGGCGATGAGATCACCGCCATTGACGATGGCGCATGGCAGACAAACAGCAAATATCTACTGACTATCCACGATGAATTGTTTGAGTATTATTATCCTCATAATGTTTACATCAGCACTGTTGACATGGGAACACACAAGAGGCCAGCCATCTGTATCGAGCGTGAGTCTCGTATCGTTGAGGTTGTCTGTGATCAGCAGAAGACACATATTACTTTGAGGATAAAAGCAGGTGAGGGTTTCGTGCAGCCAATGAAAACTACGACGTTGCACGGATGGATTCATTTGCTAGAGTCTGAATTACTTTACGATGAGATTGATTCGGGGCTAGAGTATTCTGTGTTTACGAAAGCGCACGCTCAAGCCCGTCTTGATGGCAATAAAGTCAAGTCACCATCGAGAGGTAGGGCCAATACAATACCATTCTACCCGCGCAACAAGATCGAGCGAGAGGATTATTTTTTATTGTCTCAGTGATGCACTAAAAAAATAAACCGACGTGCTGCGAGCCTATTTGCTAATTCTTTTATTTCCCTAATAGTGTTTTAGATAGTAAGGTAAGTATCTTAACCACCTTTGAGGAAATAAAATAAATAAGATACTTTAGAGCAGCGATGCGATTTATTTTTTTGACGGTTGCGTGGCAAAAATAAAAATTAATAAGCGTAGTAAGACGAGTGTATGGTATGAGTAAGAGAAGTGACTATCACCAAGCAAGAAATAAAACCCCGGTCAAGTATGTGTGGGACTATCTCGTTGAGAATGGCCCCGCTACTATGTCCGAGATACGTGAGTATCTGTTGAACAGGGAGTCTGTATCGGGTAGGCACAGGAAAGGTATATGGAACGGCATGACATCACAAAGTATAACGGGTATAGTAAGTAAGAATCCTTACTACTTCTACCAAGGCACTGACGATGAAAAGGTAAGAATCACATACTTCACCGAGAACTCAACCAGCAGCACGCCGATGACGGTGTGGCACGCACGACCCATCGAGGATATTGTAAAGAGAATAGTAGGATCGGGTAGACCCCTTGCCAAGTTCCCGTCATTCTTCCGTGAAGAAGTTTACAAGGCATACCCCGACTGCCCTAAGAATTGGCAAGCACGGGGCGAGCATCCGTTTTGGAACACCGTTCAAAAGATTCGCAGGGAGGTATTGTTATCGAAATAGTAAATATGGGAGATACGGACATAGTGTGGACAAAAAAGCCCACTCATGAACCTACTACTCTTGTCACATTCTACCAAGGAGAGCGAGGCTTTGCCTCTTTTGTCGCTGGTATGGGACTTATCGGTGACGAGGAACCCGTCGCAAAAATCTTCAGCAAACTACATTCTGTAGACCCGATGAACGCATTCCCCGATCCTACATTCCCCGAATGGCGTTTGTATGAAAGAAGAAACGATGAAGGGCGACGTTATTTTATCTTAAGACTATGCCACACCTACGTCTTAGGCGCAAACATGACGAAGGCATGGCTCTACAATTATCCCGTCTTTAGGGACATAACCATGCACCTTGCGTCCTACGGTGTGGACGAATCATTGTATCTGACCTCTCACATGATGGGTAATTATCCGGCAGCAGAACAGGCTTACATTCCCGACGACCATATTGTTATCTTCGATTATCTCAACCCCGAAGAAGATGCTTACTTAACAGATGGCACGCGCATAGAAAAAGATATGTTGATACCTCCGCCATGCTGGATGTTCACCAATATCTTTGGGAACTTTAACCACAATGTTATTAAGGGTAATTGGATCGCTATTTGTTCGCATGATGAGAATGTGTTCGTCAATGAAAAGGGTGCTGATATGCTAATCAATTTCATATCTGACGTTCATTTGCTCGGAGTCAACCACGCCAAGATAGGAGAGATATACGAAATGATTACGCAGGTCGAACATATGGGGGAGACTACTGACTTGAAAACATTACTTGATGGAGGATTCTAGGCATGAACATTTTCGATAAAACTATTGAGTTCGCAAAAAGAAACCACTTTGTTGACATTGATGACAAGATACCTATCTTTCTATGTAGCGTGGGGGGCCACATCTTCAACGCGATCAACAAGTGTTCCCGATGTGACTTCGATCCCGACAGCCCGTTGGTAGATGAAGAAAGCGATTTCATTATAGAGAACTGCCCACTAAGGCACGACAACATCCCAATCTACACACCGATGACACAGATAGCCGACACACGAATACACATCTTGATGCGAGGTGCAAAAGGTTCGGGTAAATCAGTCTTAATACTAATGTTCCTTGCCGAAGGCACAGGACTCATCCACAGCAACAACGCAGACCTTGGTGAAGGATTCCGCACGATGATGGGGCCGAACAGCATCACCGAGGCTGGTCTGTTTGGTAGCGTGAACGAAGACGGTGAGATCATGGGGCGACCAATCGCCCGTGAGATGTGTGGTGGATTTCTTGGCTTTGAGGAATTTAGCAGTATGTCGGATGCGTCAAAAAAAGATCACAGCATGGACATGAAGAATCAATTACTTACTTCCCTTGACAATGGCCGTGTGCAGAAAGCCATGCGTGCCGGGTGGGTGCAATACACCACGCGGTATACCTGTTGGGCTGGAACACAGCCCGCACGGTTTGAGTTAGATTCCGGGCTTGACCGGAGATTCTTCATCATCGACATAGAGATGACACCGGAGAAAGAGAGAGAATACAAGGTGGCGCAACACGCCCAAGCCAACATGACAACTGCTGAAAGGCTAGAGTTAGCCAATCTTAATATTGAGATAAAAGAATGGATTCGCAACCGTATGCGCCAAGCCGTCGCCAATCCCCCGACAGGCATTATCTTCGATGATGACGTAGCGGCATGGATTGAACGACCCGATGTGCGATCCTTTGAAGCCAACCTGTTCCGAAAGTTGTGTATCGGCTACGCTATGATGAAGCCCGAATACCACGGCGGCGGCCCTCTCATCATCAGACTTGATGATACTCTTAGGACAATACTAAATCAGTCTCTAGCCATGCGCCGTGAAGTCATGGATGAGAACCTCAAACTCATCAAGGACACCTTTTGGATGCAAGATGTTAAGAAGAATGTTCTAGTATCATCAGTTAGTAAGATGATTACGAGTGGTGACTATCAAGCCGCACGCAGATGGATCATTGAGAACCTAGAAGAAAAGAAGTGGTATGAAGAAAAAACTATCAAACCAAGTGGGCGTGGAAGGCCCGGTGTGGTATGTAGTTTCGGAACTATGCTAGAGCCTGTGCAAAGGGCGCAATGGGGGAACGGAAATGAGTGAACTAAAAGGAAGAAATGCAAAGAGAACTAAGAACAGCAAGGCTATGGAATGCGCTGCCCGTTATCTCGTAGAACAAGGTAGATGGATGACAGCAGATGAGATATACCACAACATGACGTATAGAAACGGTAGGTTATACAGAAATGCTAGACACACCATGCACTTCAATTCCTTTGCCTCAAGACTACAAAGATTCCAAGGTATAGAAAAGAGAGGTAAATGGCCTATGGAGTATAGGTTAGACAAAAAAGAATACAATAAAATATTCCCGATTGATCCCATGATGAGAATGAAAGATGGTAATTATAGGGCGAGGGACAAGAACATGAGGTGGGCAAGTGAGAACTAGGCGCGAGATAGAGACAAGACTTTCACAAGAGAATGATGCTTTTGCGATAGAAGTATTACGTTGGGTTCTCGCAGGTGGTTGTGTCATGTGCGACCACAAGAAGCGCAAGGAACTTGAGGTGCAGGTGCAGAATGGTGAAACCGATCCTGTTTACCTAGAGACAAGATACAATTGGCCCGAAGGCACAGTCATGCACCACATGGACAACCATGTTGAGTTCGACCCGGACGAGGCCAAGCACGTAGAGGATGCAAGGTCAAAGTCAATAGACACACTAGACTCAGCAGAAGATATTGTCTTAAGAATACGTTCCTACCTAGATGAGTTAGAGGAACAGAAAGAGGCACAAGGCGGCATCACATCTGAGTTCGTAGCCGACGCTTCTCGTCTGATCGGTCAAGCAAACTCAGCCTTGAAACTTGTTGGGCAACTCAAGCGTGAGATTGGTGTGGACTCGCAACTACTACTAGCGCAAGCGCAGATGAATGATATTAGCAGAATACTAGTTGACACTCTACGTGACCAACCGCATCTACTTGATCTCGTTGAGCGCAGGATGCTTTCAATGAACACGGTCATAGACACCGACTACGAGGTGGTGGAGTGAGCGATGAGCGGGTCATGACGTATGGAGAAAGGGACTTCAAATCACACGATGGTAAGATAGTCCACCTTACGACAAAAGACCTCGCTGAGTTGCATTGCTTCACAATGGAGAAAGACCATGACTACCCGTTCATCAAGATTTCCGGGCAGAAAGATAACGGTAAGAATAGTATGGCACGATTCCCCGCTATGTTCTTCTCACTGAACAAGTGGGACGAGGCTATGGAATACCTTGAGTATCTTGATGGTGGCACGCTCATGTTTGAGAGGCTACCACTTGAGAAAAGTAAAGGGCAAACTAAGTGGAACACGTCGTCGTGTGACTACAAGTATCACCTCATAGAGCGCAGGGGATTCAAAGAACAATATAGAAACAAGGGGAGATTCGTGTGAGAAAGTGGAGATCGGCATCCGGTAAATACTTCGCTACCCGTGGCATCACCAAGAAGGAGTTGCCTAAACTCATGGCTGCCATGAAAGAAGATGGTCTTATCGCAATGATAACTTATGACGGGGTGAAGTGGTATGTCGGTGATTATCCTCTCACATCCACATCAGTAGCCGGGGTGTGGGGGTTGACCAAAGCACAGATGAAAAGAATACAAGATTACATTGTAAGCAACGATCCGTTCATGGAGTTGTATGGATGATTATCTTCACTAGTGATCCGACTCCTTTCATGGAACCGCCCGTCGTCGTGATGTATGAGAAGATGACCACACTTCCCGTGCAACCACACGTCACCTACATTCTACACAGCAATAATTTCAACTCCCGTGATGTCGAGAGGTGGTATGATTACATCAGACACAGGCTCGTAATCGTCACGGACAAGAGGCCGGAACTGACGAAGAAGACCAAGGAACTGTGTATTGTAGATGACAAACTAAAGTCTAAGGGTAAAGATAAGTTCTTCTTCGCTATCAACGCCATGCTCACATGGACTGACCGTGATCGTGTGCGCGAACTCATCAAGATAGTTCCTGTTCCCCTAGCAATATCGTTTCTCAAAGCCAACAACGCTGACATTAGTATTATCAGAAGACTAAATGATGTATTCCCCGCTCTACCCGATGAGTATTCCCATGCTATCATGGCCTACGGGATCAAACCCAAGAGGCAGAAAGTCGTATGGCCCAAGAAGAAGAAGGTAGATGCTGTTCGCCCAAGTTATTTCAGAAGCACCGACAAGCATTGGGAAATTATCTTGGAAAACTATAAGACTGTAGCCAACGAGGTAAGGGCGCGTGGCGATGACTTACCCAAGGGTGTAAGGAAGCGCAAGCAGAAGGTAAATGAATGGGTATAGAATTGTTTTGGGGTCCGGTGGTATTTATATCTTTTATGTGGACTGTCGGTTTCATACTTAGTAAATTTATTCCCGAACCGAAAATATATTTCTATGAAGAAAGTGGTATTAATAACCTACCCGCTAATATTAAGAGTAAAACAACTACTAAGATGAGATGGGCAAAGAGAACGCAAGATAACAATTCATTCGCAAACGGCATAATGTGGGCTGATCTAGGAAACGATTAATATAGTTTATCTAATAATATTGATATATGAGCGCGAACAACCGCCGGGTGCGCCGACTTATCGTAGAGATACTTTGGGAACATGGAGAAATGACGAAAGAAGAAATGGCTGAACGATTGACCAGCGAGAAAAATGTCAGAACAGTCCCTTCTCCACACAGTCTATCAGCCCTCATGAGTAAGAATCCACAGGTCATTGCAGTCGGCAGCGCAAAGGTAGAGAATGCTATTGGCATAAAAGCAAAGCATCTTGTATATGACATTGACCGATCTCTCATACATTGTCGTGATGACATTGTTTATACCCGTAGTCCAACTGTAATGACACCAAAGCAGAAGGACAAGTCTCAAACCTGTGACTGTGGACGCATTCGTGTGTTCCCTCCGGGCTTCGACAAGTGCCTACATTGCTTGAGGAACAATTGATAAGGCAGTTGGAGTATGAGTGTTATGATGGGGGGCGACATATCTCACTTGTTCAACAGTCTGTTGGGAATAAGTAGACCTGTTGACTACGAAACCATACTTTCCAGCCCGAACATTGCCGAGGCTAACTTTGTTCGCTCGGCCCTCAACATACTCACTGACCCCGACGATGAGGATGAACACGATGAGGCAGTCACAGAATTAGCGTTGAGCAAACTATCACCCGACTATCTTAGAGGTATTATGACGGGAATGGTAATTGCTATATGGGCAGATCACCGTGCTGGCGTGACCGGACCTAACCCAAGCCACAACGAACTCGCCAATATCTATGAGCGAGCCTCCGCCTTCTTGATCGAGTGTTTGGAATAAGTATATATTCGTATTAGATAAGCACACGATATGGACGCAACATGGGCTACCAAATATCGACCCGATACATCTGATGAACTCGTAGGATCAGCGAGGGATATGTATGCGGCGTTTGACAACATACAACACGCCATCATCCATAGCAGGGAAGCAGGGACGGGAAAGACCACCTTTGCACACGTAGTAGCGAAGGAGAGGGGGTGGCCCATCCACGTTTTCAATGCGTCTAGTAAGAAGACTAGGGGCATCGCCTTTGTAGAGGAAGAACTGCTACCGCTCACAAGGATGGGTGTCAAAGAACAAATCATCCTGCTTGATGAGGCAGATCAATTGACGATGGAGGCACAATCAGCATTGAAGGGTGTCATCGAGAACTCTCAAGGTTATTTTATCTTGACGAGCAACGACTTGAGCAAGGTCAGCCCTTGGCTCCGTTCCCGGTGCTTGGACATACCCTTCTATCCCGTGCCTAGACAGGACATCATAGACAGGCTTGCTATCATATGTGGTTCCGAGGGTGTCAATATTACTATGTCTCAATTGGGATTGATAGCAGATGCACACCCCGGCGATCTACGCAACTGCATCAATGCGCTTCAAGCGTTTGCCTCGTTTGAGAAAGATGTCGATGCGGTTTCATTTTTACACTCACTCAACGAGACAGGTTTCAACACTACTCTTTTCCTAAAACTATGCTTCAAGGAGAAGGACTTCGATGCAGCCAACAGTATGCTTGAAGGGCAGAAACCGAGGGAAGTAGTAAGGCAAATATTCAGATTTGCCATCAACGGCGACGCTGCCGTTAAATCCAAGATGCGAGTCATTGACGCTGCTGTGACGGCGGAGAGAGACATCATTGACGGGGTTGATCCCGACATTGCACTGTCTAACTTCGTTCTGATTCTCATAGAGGGTTAGGTTTATAGCCATAGTCAATCGACCACCAAACAACCGCGAGGGATAACATGAGTGAACAAATGCTTAATAATATCGCCAAGACGCTGAACGCCGCACCGGAAGTAGTGCAAGCAAGGGCTGATGAAGTCCTTGCCGAGCAGGGGGCTGCATGGAAAGCAGCCGGACGCTCAGACGAGGATTGTTTCATCCTCGCTCTAAGAGTCGCTGCCCGCAACATCACTTCAGAAAATTCACGCATGAGGCGTGCTGGTGCTGATACATATGAGGGTATGTTCATATCCGTGCCAAGACCTAAAGAGTGGGGCAAGATTCTCTACAACAAGATGAAGAACCAACTCATCGGTGCATCCGATGAGGTCAAGAACACGCTGGTCAATGCTGGTTCTGTTGTCATCTTTGAGAACAACCACGACGGATCATACACAAGACTAGCACGGGAAGACTTCTTTGGTGCTGAAGAGGCAGATGTCTCCGCTCTACCAAAGCACACGATGGCCCTTGACTCCAACACTCACTTCTACGTAGTGTGGGACAAGAGCAACCCAACCTTCCCATCGGGTGACAGCAACTTCAAGTTCGGCGCACCACGACCACAGGATGAGAGGGAGAGAGTCATGGCCTTCTACGGTAGGAAACAGGGCGAGTCCGACCTAAGACTCATCACTGTTAGTGGAAGCGGAAAGGCTGCCGACAGGCAATACCCTACTTTCACGCCATTGAGCATCCCGCTCAAGTCGGCACGCAACCCCGACAGGGCTTACTTGAACGCTGATGTTTCCATCCCTACACCGGATGAGAACCTAGTGAACATCTTCCCCGGTTCACCCATTGATATGATCGGTGATCTAATCGGTGCTGAGAACCTACTGAACGGTCTATCTGAGTTGGGCGCATACTACGACAAGTTCAACGGTCAAGACGGATGGTGGGACCGAAGCCTCGCTGTCAACACCGAGGTCATACACATAGACCCACGGGACAACGGTGGCTGCATCCTAGTATGCGGTGACATCGACCTAACCTCTATGGCTGGCACTGTAGATGTCTACTGCGATGAGGATGTCTCATTCGCCGTCGGCACAAAGGTCATGCTAGTCGGACAGGCATGGAGAAGCAGGGAAGGCGAAGACAGGCTATCCGTCAACGGATGGTATGCCTTTGACGAGGTTGCCAGCGTCACCGAGTCTCTCACCGAGGGGTGGGATGCTTGAGGGCGTTGGGCGACTACGTTCTCCTTCGGGCAACCGACCAAACATTAGAGAACGGTCTTGTTCTTAAGACCGCCTTCGTGGTTGAAGATGTGGGGGAGACTGTTCCCGCAAGCATACAACTAAACTTGGGTGATGCTATCCTATACAATGAGGAAAAGGCTGTGCCTTTAGATCCTCACACTATCTGTGTGCATTACAAGGACTTGTATGCGATAGCCGTCGCAGACATATATTACAATAACGATAATTCTTCTTATGGACTTGAGGCATGAACATGAGTATGTTGACAGGAACGGAAGCAAGGGGCAAGTTGCTCAAGGGTGTCAACCTCGTCGCTGATGCGGTCAAGGGAACTCTTGGGCCACAGGCCCGCACTGTGATTCTACAGAATCCGTTGGGTGGCTACCCCGCCATCCTCAACGACGGTGTGACCATTGCCCGTGCTGTCACTGATCGTGATCCCTACGTGCAAATGGGTATAGACCTCATGAAGCAGGTTTCCGCCGAGGCGCAAGGCAACTCCGGTGACGGCACTACGAGTGCCACGATCATTGCCAAGACCCTTGCCAACGGCTCGCTATCGCTGATGGAGAAAGAGATCAGCCCGCAGATAATCCGTGACGCTTTGATTTCCTACACCGAACAGACGAGGGATTACCTTGAAAGTAAGGTGAACAAGGATTTCGATCTAGTTGATGTGGCAACCATAGCCGCAAACAACGATGATGACTTGGGCCGATTGATCGCCAACGTCATGAAAGAAAACGGAGAGAGGGGAACAGTCACCATAGAGAAGTCGTTGAACGGCGAGACATATGTTGACTCGGCTGACGGCTTTGAGGTTTACGCTGGATATATGCACAAGGCCATGACAAACGCACCACGCAATATGTGTGAGTATGAAAACCCCTTGGTGTATGTGACAGGTAGAAAGATAAACACCTTCAATGATCTAGTGCCAGCACTTGAGATTAGCATAAAAGAAAGTCGGCCACTTGTCGTCTTCTGTGCCTCTCTCAACGGCACTGTCTTACAAAACCTACTTGTCAACGTGATACAGGGCAAGGTTTCCTGTGCTATCGTGCAGGTTCCCGGTATGCCACATGAGCAACAGTCATGGTTGGAGGATATAGCCGCAGCCACAGGCACGAAGATGGATGCGGAGTTCAATAAACTTACGCTAAAACTAGATACTCTTGGCACTTGCAAGCGATCTTTCATTGGCGAGAGGAACACTGTTCTCGTTGACTGCGATGGTGACATAGAGGATTCCGTCTTCGCTCTCACTGAGTTGAGGGATGGCACTGACAATCAGTGGGACAAAGAGGCGTATCAGAACAGAATCACCCGACTGACCACGGGCATATCTACTATCTATGTAGGTGGTGTGACCGAGGTTGAGCAGATAGAGCGCAAGGAGCGCGTCGATGATGCTGTCAATGCGTGCAAGCACGCACTGTCTGATGGTGTCATCGCTGGTGGTGGGTCTGAGTTGTATCGGGCTGCTTCTAACCTAGATCAACACCCCAAGGACAAGGACGCTGAGATTCTCAACCTTTTCTCAACCGCACTTGCCGGACCTATTACTACGATAAAAGAAAATGCGGGTAGCGATTTGTTCCTCAACGTGCTTGAGGGCGAAGAAGGTTCCTATCTCAACGGTATGACCGGGGCTACCGGCGACGCTTGGGAAGATGGGGTCATTGACCCTGTGAACGTAGTTATCAACAGCCTTGATGCCGCAGTTTCCGTAGCCGCACTGATTCTCATGACTGACGCAGCCATAATCGCTCCATCGGAGTAGGTTTATATCTGTAGTCGAATGAGGTGATAATATGAGTTGGGGAACACAAGCAACCAATGTAAAACAGCAGACAACCGCCACAGTCGAACCGGAGTCTAAGTTCGACGCAGAATACTACAGACGTATGTTCACACAGAACACTACGAACACCATTACTCATAGGTGTGCGTTTGTGGGTCATGAGAACACAGCAAAGACGGGTCTAGCCCTGTCACTACTTGAGCCGGAAATCACAAGCGGTAAGAAGATATTCATATTTGACGTTGACAACAGTGCCAAGGCTACAGTTGACCACGTATATCCGGGTGCGGAGAACGTCATCGTGCTACCGTTGCACGACGAGACAGACGAATCCATCTTCGATGAAGACAACAACGTGGACTACAAGGCTCTCCTTGACAAGACATCTTGGTATGTCAATATTCTTGCGGAACAGGTCAAAGAAGATCCCGATTCAGTTGGCGGTGTCATATTCGATGGAGGATCTACGTTCTTGAAGTGGTGCGAACACGCCATGCGTGCATCGCTGTTGTCAAGGGGTATCATAGAAGAAGAGGGCGACTCCTTCAATCAGAAAGAGTGGCGCGAGCGCAACAGACTATACAGAAACATTCTGACCCGTCTACACAGCCTAAACGTGGCTAAGGTCTACTTTACCTTCCACCTCAAGCCCGTGTCTCAATACATGGACGACGGCACAGGCAAGAAGGTTCTCATGACCGTAGGCTTCCGCCCGGAGTGGGAGAAAGGAACCATGAGAAAGTTTTCGCAGCAGATATTCCTATCTCGCTACATGAAGAAGGCTGACCCTGCGGCTGGTGTTGAGGGTGACAGAACTCTTGGTGACGGCGAGTGGGTAGTTCGTGGAACTGTCGAAGAAATGAAGGGTAAGAATATTGAGAAGGTAGGATCGACGCACGACATCCTTTCCGTCAAGAACGGCAAGGTTGAGTTCTTTGGGCTACCTTGGATGCTTGAGTGATTGCGATGATTACTCTTGATACGAACTCCCTACAGTGGTTGCTTACGCTCATGCAGCGAAAGCAGAACATTGAGGGTAAAAGTTTTGCACAGGTATATTCTGTGCTACTAAAGGTGGAAAGCGGTAGGTTGACGGGAACGGCACTTGTCAAAGATGGTGTGTCGTCCCTCAACCGCCTATCCATACCATGCACGGGAGAAGGCATTGTTCCCGTCACCGACATCAACACTTGGCTCGGTGCGCTGAAATACCACAGTAGTCCACTTACTATTACGCCAAAAGAAGACAAGGTGACACTAAAATCGGGTCGGAAGCAAACCACATTGACTGCCTCTACTGAGGCACTTGCATTCCCACACACACCCGACACTATGGGCGCGTGGTCTAACAAGTCAAACGCCATAGCAGACAAACTATCTCTCAATGCTTATCTAGGCAATGATGGGACTAAACACAGTCCTGCTGTGATCTTTAGTGAAATTGACAGCACGGAATTGTATGAGGCTTTCCGATGTGACGAGATGAACGGGCAGAAACACAATGAGTTCCGGGTCATGTCAAACGGTGACGGGTTGTTCATCAACGTCGGCACAGAAATAAAAGGTAAAACTACTACACAGATAACACAGACACCAAGCGTTGAGTTCCAAGCCACGTTCAACGGCGGTCTTGACTATGTGTTCAAGAACCTCAACAACAAGGTCAATATGTCATTCTTCGACTTCACCGCTATGGGCCAAGGTATCAAGATGTTCATAGACCTTGGCGATGGTGACTTCATATTCCAAGCATCAAACTTGGGGGCATGATATTATGATGATACAAGACAAAGATAAGATAACATCAGTAAGCGAAAAAGGCGAATGGTTTACTATAAATAGGATAAATTTACCTAGTCACGGACCTGCCTGTGTGACTTGGACAGATGAGAATGGACTTAGGTATATAGCAAACATAAAAGTGAGAGTAGAGTTAGACCCATACTATCAAGATTGCAATTGGTTGACTACTGAATACCAAGAGAAGGAAAGGACAATGGCAGATATAGCCGAGCAGTTTGGTGTAAGTCCGATGACCATAAACAAGTGGCTAAACAAACACAATATTCAAACCCGTCCTCGCGGAGTGAGAAAAAAGGGCGAATGAGATGATCGTTGAGAGGGGGCGAGGCCGTGACATTATTGTTCGTGGCCGCACGCCGGAAGGTGAACGCTATCAGAAAAGCATCACAGGGTATTGGCCTTACTGTTTTGTCCGTGATGAGGATGCGGAGTTCATAGATTGTGTTCGCCAAGAGTCGGGTTATACAGGCTTGTATGGCGAGTCCCTAACCAAGATCGTCTGTGCCACCACCAAGGACGTATCAGACATAGGCTACGCTGGACAGACATGGGAGGGCAACATCCCCTACGTCAACCGCGTTTTGGCTGATTACATCAACGATGGCAATGACAGAATTCCAAACTACAGACATAGAACTTGGTATCTTGATGCTGAGTGGTCGCCTGTCACGGGAAAGATAAGGGTAATAGTAGTCTATGATAACTTCTCCGAGCGAGAGTTTGTTTGGTTTCTTGAACCCGATCTCGGTGATGGGAACTCTAAGCCTTATAATAAGTATGGTGAATATTCATATGACACACCGGCCATAGGTTTCGGGGATGAAAAAAGTCTACTGACTCACTTCATCAAACATATGAACAAGCAAGACCCCGACATCATAGCAGGTTGGTATGTCACGGGCGCAGACATCAAGCAGTTCTTCGACAGGTGTAGGGTATGTGGCATCCCTGCGTCATCCATGTCTCCCTTGCGACAGGCACGGTATGACTTCGGTGATTGGGATCAACCCATAGTTGGGCGGAACTGTATTGACCTTATGCTCGCTGTATCTAAACTGTGGGAGTTGAAGAACGGTAAACTTCCCTCTTACAAGTTGGGCGATGTAGGGGAAGAGGTAGTGGGAGAGACAAAGGTAGAGTTGCCGGACGGCCACGATACGTGGGACACAGACAAGGCACTATACATACACTACTGCCGACAGGATGTGAGGTTGTTGCCTCGTCTTGATGAGGCTGTCAACGCGCTTGATTACTTCATAGCCTTGCAACACCTAGTTCAGTGTGACATACGATCCACGCCGTTCATCACCAAGATGTTCACAAACCTAGTGTTGACCGATCCCGGCTTTGACCGGAGGATTCCCACACGCCCGCAGTTCGACAAGATAAACTACGAGGGTGCAGATGTCCTAGACGTGGAACCCGGTGTATACGACAATGTAGGTATTTTAGACATAAAAGCAATGTATCACAGCAACGCGAATAAATACAACATATCTTGGGACACACTCTCGCCTAACGGGGAGGATTGTGGCAACGGCACGAAGTTTAGGACAGACACCAAGGGTGTTCTCATCCGACAGATGGACTACATGACTAAGATGCGAAACGAGTTCAAGGCTCTCATGAAGTCTGACCCTAATAATATCAAGAAGTGGGACACTATGCAGTTCGCAGCCAAGACACTCGTAGCCTCCATGTATGGGGTTGCTGGCGATGCTAAGTATGGTATGTATCACCCGGAGATCGCCGCAGCAATCACCTACACGTCAAGAAGCACCCTGCATGAGTTGATGGACGAGGCCGAGGCCGAGGGATTCAAGGTTCTCTACGGCCACACAGACAGCGTATTCTGCGTCATACCCACGCCGGAGAGGGGGTTGGAGGTCATAGACAAGATAAATGCACGCATGGCTCCTATAGAGGTAGAGTTTGAGAAATGGTGTTCCCGTATCATCCTCGTCGCCAAGAACAGATACACGGGCATGACTGCATGGACTGACGGATCTTACCACGATCCTACGCTCTACGTCAAGGGCATCGAGTTGAAGCAGTCCCGTATGCCGCCTGTCATGAAAGAAGCCATGACCAATACAATAACCGGAATACTAAATGGTGAGCCATGCAACAAGGTGACATCCCAACTGTCGGACTTAATCACAAACGTAGTAAGTGGGAACGTAGACCCCGCTCTCCTGTGCATGAAAGGGAAATTAGTAAAAGACCTGTCAAAATACAAGGTGCTATCGGGTCCGTCTGCTGGCGCGGGATGGGCCAACGAGTTCTTAGGTAAGGGCTACCGTGCAGGTGACTTCTTCCTTGTCACCATAGACGAGAAGGGTAAGTATCTAGCATTCGATGATCCGTCTGAGATAAACGGTATAGCAAACATCGGCTACAGCAAGTTGGCTGACCGCTTCATCCTCAAGAAAGTCGAGCCATATTTCAATCTTGCGGGGTGGCCCATCCAACCCCTTATCAATGCGCATAGGGGTCTTGGGAGTCTAGCGTGGGTATAGTTTATAGCCGTAGTTAGGCGAGGTGTTAATATGAAGAAAGACAAGACAATGGCTGAATTTGCAGAACAGGTAAACACATTTATGGGACAGACAGTGCAAGCGTTTGGTATAGTAGACAACCAACTAAGCAAACTGAACATTCTCTTGTTCGCCCTTCTCAAAGAAATGGGCAAGTCTGAGGACGTAGTGTGTGCCAACTGTGGAGAGACTATCACAAGGCCACTGATAGACGGGTTGCCAAAACAAGATGATTGTCCTACTTGTGGAGAAAACTTGTTTGGTAAAAAACAAACCACAGTCGAAGATTGGGACAGTGGGCTGATTGTCGATGACGAGAGCGAGTGAAGATCAAGTCTCTCGTTCCTCATACCGTCCGGGTGACGGTATCTTGCGTATCAGCAAGTCATCTTTGATGACCTACATGAAATGCCCACGTCAGTTCTATTGGTCGTATGTCGCTGACATTCCCCGTGCGCCCCCAACTGAAGAGATGATTCGGGGAACAGCCGTGCATACAGTGATGGAGCATGGTCTTCTCGTTGGTCCCGAAGTCATCCCCGAAGTCGCAGCAGAACAAGGTGTTGACGAGGATGAAGGTGTAGATAGTCTTACCTTATTGATACATCAGATAGCACACGATCTCGGTGGTCTTGAGGTTGTTGAGGCTGAGATAAAACACCAAGTCTATGAGCAGTTCGACGGTCATGAGATAATATGGGTCGGACTCATCGACGGTGTGATACGACACCCCGATGGAGGATTGTGCCTTGTCGAGTTGAAGACGGGAAACATGGGTATGAGCAAACTCGGTAGGACACGCAAGGAGTTGGTCTACTACACCCGTATGCTAAAGGCTTTGGGCTACGACGAGGTGACGCATTTTCTCTACATTACGCCCGATTACGAGATACCCGAAGACCTTGACGACAAACTATTGCTTGAAGGTAATAAAAGGGGAAAAACAATGTGGGTCGGCCCGGAGCGTGGGTTTGCCCTGCTTGAGCCTTTCCGAGAGCGTTCTCTTAATACCTTTGAAGAAAACTTATACGACACTATAGAGTCATTGACATCCCAACAGTGGCCGATGAAATGGAATGATTATTTCTGCCCTGTTTGGTGCGACTTTTCGCTTAACTGCGAGGCTGAACTAAACGGAATGACGGAGTGGGATGTATGAAGGTAGTATGTGCTGCTTGCGGTCATGAAGACCGTTGGGAAGGCAAAGAAGAAGTTTGGCAAGTCACAGGTCAAGAGGGAATGACCCCTAAGTTGATAACCGTGATGGGATGTGAGTGTGGACACCAGCAAGAGGTGTAATATCATGCTACTGTCATTTCCCCGTGAGATAGGTTTGCGACGCACTCCCTGTGACAGCCGACAAAACTTTGACGATTATGTTAGTCGTGTGAATGGTAGGGCATCGTGCTACACGTCGCTCTACTCGTTCCAGCGTGCTGACCCCACAAGACCTTGGAAGATGGACATCGCTTCGGTGATTATGGACCGGGCTTGGTGGGACTTTGACATAGAAGAAGGTGGTTCCTTGGAAGACGTGAAACTAGATGCAGCAGAACTCATCAACCGTCTTGACGGTGACATAAGGACAGTATTCACAGGCCGTGGCTTTCACATCCATCAGATGTTTGAGAAGCCTGTCATGGGAACGGCCATAGCCAAGCACGTTGATCGCTACGAGAGGCAGATGGCAAAGGGACTCAAGACTCTTGACGGTGTGGGACACCCACACAAGTTGACTCGCATACCCGACACCTACAACCCGACCCGTCAGAAGTGGGCGGTCAACATAGACACAGAAGAATTTGCCCGTAATCCTATTGCTTACAATATCCCCTCAAAACCGGAGTCTCGGTTCAAAGAACTTGACCCCTTCCGAGGCACGCCAAAACACAGTGATTTTAGCATAACTAAGTGGATCGCAGCCAATCCTCAAATCGAAATGACATTTGAATCTGTCATGCACGAAAAGGTAGGGTCTGCGGGGCAGATTCCCATACCTCCGTGCATAGAACAGGCCATCGCCCATGAGAATCCCAAGCACGCACCAAGATTGGCGTTGGCTTACCACCTTTACGAGAATCTTAGGTGGTTCGTTCCCCCTGCTTCTCTCACAGCAGCACAGAAAGATGAGATAACCGTCGAGATGATAGACTTCATTGGCAAGTTAGGTTGGAGGGACTTCAACCCGTCTGAGACTCGTATGCACGTCCGGTCCATACTCGATCACGAAAACACTCCCACTTGCTCATGGCTCGCAGCCAAAATAGGTTGTCCCGGCTCATGCTGGCGAGATGATGGAACAAGGAGATGATATACATGATGACAATGTTAGAAGTAAAGCCCGAAGAAATACAGAAATGCCCGAACTGTGACTGTGAGTTCGACCTCGATAAAATAACCGAAAAATACTGCGATACGTGTAAAATGCACATAATAGTATTGCAAGACGAGGTATATCAGCACTATGGATTCTAAAACGCCTTAAATATACCCATAATACTACATCTATCATGCTCTTGGTCGATGACCGGGAAAATCCCAAAGTGGTCAACAAACTGCTCATGAGAATGGGTGCTAATAACGTAAAAGTATGTAGGATGGCATCAGCAGACTATCAGATAGGTAAGTGGGGCATCGAGGCCAAGGAGATAAATGACCTTTACCGCTCTATCTTGGGAATAGGTAGGAATCGCACGATTGTAGCGCAGTTGCGAGACTTGCAAGAGAACTACGAGAACCCTGTGCTGCTCGTCTATGGCACAAAACTCAAGCCTTGGGTGCAAGGCAGCAGAAGGCCGTCAGCCAAGCAGATTGCTATGGAGATGGCCCGGATGAAGAAGGTCATAAATCAGTTCAAGATCACGTTCTACCAGCGATTTCCCAAGATAAAATACATGGAGGTCGTCAGCATGGATGACTTCGTAGAGTGGTTGGTCGTCAACCATACACAGGACGGTATGGCTCTCAGCAATCATCACCCGGATGTCATACACTCCGTCAAGAAGTTTGACATGGACCCACGCATCGCTGCACTGTCCACTGTTCAAGGTGTCACGCCCGCTACAGCCGAGAAACTCTTGCAGAAGTTCGGTAGTTTGCCCGGAATACTACGTTCACGGACCACACAGAAATCTTTGATGGAGATCGACGGTATAGGTAGGAAGCGTGCCAAAGACATCCTAGCCCTACGCAATATCTACGAGAACGTAGAGAACTGAGTAGCGGTGGACCTACCGGGAATAGAGGCTCTATTCATTCTTACGTCTAAATTATGTAGTGTTATAGATGAGGTGTTGGCATCGTCGTTGCCTATTCCGGGCTTCCTCACTATACGAACACTTACTCTATTCTTAGGTGTTTTTATCCCCGATAGGCTAGTCAAAGGAAGTAGATCCACAGTTTTTTGTTGTGTGTTGCTAGATATAGTCACTGTATTGGTGACAGATGTTCCTGTGTTTTCTATTGTGGCTGTTATCTCTAACACACCTTTGCTCTTTACAGCACCGGCCCCACAACTTACTTTAGCCGTAATAATTAAATCATCGTTGACCACATCTTCCGGCGTTGTGAATTGTGTTTCAAGACTTACTCTTTGGCTTGTTGCTACGGCATCTGCCGTGCCTACTAGACCCTTAGCACCAAAGACGTAGCCATCGGCTGTGAGGGCGGCAGAACCGCCGGTTGCGATGATAGACACATCGCTACCTTCGATACCGCGCATGGCAGTCATCATACTACCCTCGTTTCGCATACCCAAGATAGAGAAGTTGCTGTTTCCTAGATCATTCATGTCCATTCTGCCTATATATCTATTGAATGTAGTGCTTGACTGTTGATTTATTGTCAATTCTGTTTCGCCATATCCGTTTCCATCCGGGTCTAACGTGCCTCCCACGGGCAGATCCGGTGTGAAATCTGAACCGGGTGGGTTGCTAGGTGGACTTGGTTGACCTCCCGGTGGATAGGGGCTGTTATGTTCAGAACCCATGCCACTACTTATGCCTGTGTTGCCTATTGCGTGTCCTGTGCCATCAGACCCGTATACGTGGGATAAGAAACCACCTAAGCGTATAGATTCGTCCCGTTCTAACTTCAAAGTGACTTCATCTGTTTTGCCAGCCGTGACATTCCAATTTACTTCTTTTACCACTAAACTTGTTGCCGTGTTCAAACCTAAACCGGGATCTGTGACAGACACTATTGAGGCCGGATGATATTTCATATCTTTACATATCTGCACACGGGGAGCATACCAAACTGCCCTATCATCTGCAAAACCACCTTGGAAATCATGCGCTCTCTTACCGAGCGGGAAGATACTATTGACATTTACCGAGCCACTACCATTGTCAACGCTGCTGTCTAGGATATAGTTAGATGCAGTATGATCTGTTTGTGACGGGTTGCCGCACCTGTGTCTGAGAAGCGCACGGCAGTATTCTGCGTTGAATGATACGATAATTTTTCCGCCAGCAGAACTGTCATAACTTGAAGGAACAGGTATTTCGTAGAAACCACTGTGTTTGACATTTATAGTTTCACTACCGTTTGCTGTTCCCGGTATTCTTCTGTTTCCTGTAAAGTCATAATCAGCAAGTGTTATGGTGAATTCTGCCTCATCAATACTTGTTCCATTTTGATTTTTCAGATCAATCCATATACGCATAGAATTACCGTTAGAATTTACCAAAGGCATATTTTCGGTCACATGAACCACTTGTAAGGCATATGATATAGAATTAGACCCATACCATGTGTAGTTGTCGTTGTAGGCTATAGTCGTTGGGTTGTTGTCAACCTTAGAAATACCGTATCTTGCATATATGTCTGTCGTGGTCTTCAGATTACCGTCAAGAGCGTTGACCATGCCGGGGAAGAGAACACCACCTGTTCCCAATCTTGTCCAATTTGTGACGAATTTGTTGGCATTTGTCACTGTTTGTAATTTAGACTGCAATGCTACGTATGAATCTGAAATATATCCGTATCTACCTTGATCTATCATTTTGTTGTTTATTGATTGTTCTAATATAGGGTTGATAGTAAGTTGCATAGGAGCGTTTTGGTTTTTATTGTATTCTTGCTTTGCTATCTGTAGAGCCTCGACACTGTTTCTTATGCTTGGCATCTCTACTATTCTCCACCTAGTAGTATCGGACAAAGCAGGTTTGGGGTGATCTATGAAGGACGCACCATTATTGTAATATACCCTTACATGAGAGATTTGAGAGGTCATTTGCGACGTAAAATTGGCTACTTTTATGTTTTGTCTTGTAAATGACAAGTGCGAATTAAATTTTGGTCTAAATTCAATTCTGCCATCACGTCCTACTAGGTAAGAAAATGTTGTTTTTAGGCTATTCAATTCTCCAAACCCACTTTTCTGTCTCATCGCGTTGAGTATGGAGGCTAACGTCTTACCTTTTGTCTCTAAAATAGAGCCATAACTGTCATTTGACGTGGTATCGCTATATGTCGTCATTATGCTAGTGTTAGGCACGTTGTTTATGTCATATATAGCGGTCAAACGGGTAGGTGGTAGCCAACTGTCTGTGATGGCCGCATTCCATAGAGTCCTTACTTTGTCGCTTTCGTAGAATGTGCCACTGTTTTTACTCTTTATGCGACCATTCATGTGCATAAGTAATCTTAACATAAAGACAGCACCGAAAGAAGAATGAACTTCGACGGATTTAGCGTCAGATGGGCCTATCAAACCAAAATTAGTCCAACTTGTCTCTAATGCGTTGTATTTTTCTTGTATGGCTTCCGAAAAACCCTCGTTAGAAGTCCTTGCCAAGTTGATTTCCTCGTCCGTTAGAGATGTCATGAACACTTTACCTAACTGTGGAGGTATGGTAAATGTATCATTTGTCGCAAAACTACTGCCCGATACCACTAATTTAGTGTTTGAATTGCTGTCATCTACCTCTCCCACGTTTAGAATATTGTGTCTACTTGTTTCTGTGCCTCCCGCGTTAGTCCTTTCAAGTATCATTCCTTCTTTTACACCGTCAGCAGGGAAAGTAGCACCGCTTACAGTAATTACTTGTGTAGTAGCGATTCCTCCGTATGATCCTCCCGATGATGGCGACGAAGATACGGTATAAACACCCGAAGACGGCAATTGTGTATCTGTTTTGTTTTCGTAGGAAAAGTAAAAATCCTGCATATTAGGCTCATTATTGCTTCTGCTGACGATAGCACGAACAAACCCATACCCTTGATCGTCAAAGATAGTGGGGTCGTCTATAGGCAGACCTGTATATGAATTTTCCAAGAATACACCATCGCTGTCTATGTCTGTCACTAATGTAGCCTTACCTTGCAGGTGCTTGGCATTGGGGTGTGTCAAAGCCCTAGTATCTGTTGTTAGATATGACGGTGTGGCTTCATACCAATAATTGTCTATCAGCATCGGAAATCCTTCGTTTGTGGCTACGTAGTCGCCTAGATTAGTTCTAAGTCCTGCTATTTGACCTATTTTACCATCATTTATGTGAGTGTTTAGGTTGAAGAAGGGAGATGTGTCTATGACTACAAAAGCACCTGCTTTGTCTTCCCAATCTTGATATTGCGTTAGATCCAAATCGCTACCTGTGGTTGGATAAACTACAGCCGAACTGAGAACTTGATATGTGCTTGCTGTGTGTGTTGTAGAGGTGGTCAATACAGTGCTTGTTTTGCCCGTAATCGTGTGTATGCCATCGTGAGCCGTTGAGCCAACCAAATGAACAAAGTCAACACCGCTTGGGAACTTGTTGGTCATATCGCTGCTACTTATTGTTATCGTTAATTTACCGCTTGATTCTCCCAAAGTAGCACTGACGGGATTTGCGTAATCAACAGGTTTGGAGAAAGCACCGCCTGTTATCGGATCTGATGTAGAATCTATGTTCCAAACACTGATGTCATCACCGTTTTTTAGGCTGGCGAATTTGTCCAAGTTGCCATCTGCGTTTCTTTGCTCGGCATAGAATAGATCGAAATTGTAATTGTCACTTATTGGGTATTGTAGCCCAAAATCTTGCTTTCTGTCTAAAGCATCTGCGTTTGCCCTGCTATTGTTTCTCATATCCGACCATAACAGCCAAATATGTTTGTAATCGTTGCTTATGCTTCTAACTTTTATTTTGTCCCTGTTGGCAGAAGAAACATAGTCAAACATATATTTAACACCCACAAGATAATATTCTGATGAACCGTTGTCCTTTTTACCTTGGTAGATGAATTTACCTAAGAAGTTTCCGTCCCTGTATATTTCAGCAATTCCGTATTGTGGCAAACCTGCATAAGAACTCGCAGGAACTCTAAATGACGTAGATGAGGGAGTGTAAGTTATTCCGTGATTGACACCTTGTTGTGCTATGGTGTTTGCGGGATCGAATTGTATTCTACCGAAGTGATATTGGAACCACAACGATTGAGGTAAGTCACGCATCCAACGAGCGTGCAAAACCCTTTCGGGGAACTCGGTCACGTTTGTTATGATACCTGTGTCTTTCGACCATTCTACTCTATCGTTGCCTGTTTTCAAAGCGTCTGTATTTGCTGCGCTGCTTTGACAATACACACCATAATCGCTTGTAGCGTCTTTTGCTGTGTATGTCTTAACCCAATATAATATGTTAAAATTATTATGTGTGTTGTTGAAGTAAGACCTTGTTTGTTTTATCTGCTTGACCTTGTGCCTACCCTTGTAGATTGCTCCTGTGTAGTTAGCGTTGCCTATTGTTCTACTATTAACGTAAAATTCATCATTGATACTCAAGCCGGGATCAGCGTCAAATATAATATTGACTTCATGTGGTTGATCGTTGACATCGAGAATATCACTTGGATGAGGCTTATTACCCTCTTTAGTTCTCCAAAGTATGTCATTTTTATTACTATACTCGTTAGGGTCATAGAACGGACCCCAAGCCTTACCCATGTAGATAATCTTTGCAGTTTCTCCTGTGACAGCCAACGTGCCACCAGCGACAGTTATGACGTTGCCCGATACAGAAGAAGAGGCATATGTTCCATTGTGGTTGGCTGAGTTTGTTATGGTGATGTTTACGGGGTGAGTCAAACCGTGGTCGCTACGAGACAGGTGTATCTGTGTGTTTCCGCTTGTGTCCTCGTTAAAACCCAATATACCTAGCCCCTCATGAAAATCCTCTATATTATTGGGGCCATGTGTGTCTTCGTTGTTATACATCTGTATGGGGTGTCCCGATCCCAACTGCGTCCTTTGCGTGGATGTCTCAAGATACCCACTGTCTTTGTCAAAACCTAAGTCCGGGCCTAGCAGTTTCAATTCTCTCGATCCTAAATTCATTGTGTTCTTAAATCCTTGTGCCTCATAAAGCCAATAATCAGTTTCAGCCTCATTGTCATTCAATGATTCTTGACCCACTTCCCACAAAGGCACTGTGCGATCCATGATACTAAGGGCATCGCTGGCTTGGAATGTAAGTATTCTATCTCTCCTTTTTTCTTTTATGCTAAAATTATCTACTATGCCTCTCCATAATGGCCTGTCTATTCTGGGAGAATCTTCACCAAAGATCAATAACTGCCAATCAAGGGCGGAAGTAGCCACAAAAAGATCCTTTATGTTGTGTTGATAGTTGGCAGCATTGCTACCTCTTAGATTGTCTGAGTGTAAAGCCGGTATGTCCGATACATCTATAGAACAAGAAGATATACCATTGACTGCCCTACTCATATTCAATTTTGTGATAGGAGCATCATCGTTGTCTCCTGTCACATTGTCTGTTAGGTATCTCACTAAACCTACTCTATCAAACATAGTGTAAGATACATATCCTTCGGTAGATCCTGTCTCAGCATTGACTATGCTTATTTGGTAGCCATAAAGATTAGCGGCTGTAGGTGAGCCTACCATAGAAGCGTTTTCTTTTATTCTAGTGCCGTTTACATATATGTCATACTCACCAGCCGAGTAATCCATAACAAAGTCTATGTCAATCCAAGTATCGTCATTTGTGTAGGACTGTTCAGTTCCCGAACTATCATACAATTCTCCGGCTGTGTCATAGGTCACATTCATACCTCCGGTTGTGTAGTTGAGAGGTATAACCGCGTTTATGGCCGCATTACTAGTTCCAAAGCCTGTGTCGGTCAAATCAGTCGTTGGTTGGGGAAAACCTATCTCAAACCTCAACCCTATCTTAGTCCAATCACCAACTTGTTTATGTCCTCTTACAGCCATTCTAGCCGTGAATACATCGCCATCAAGTCTTGTGTTAAGTGGACCATCATATATCAACACCGGAACTGTAGGATTGTTGGCTTTGTCGTAGCGGGCAGACTGAACAACCAAGAAGGGTTTTTTAGCGGGAGAAGTGACCTCGGCAAACAATCTATGTGGTGTGTTGTCTGTAGAGTCTTCTTTGAGTGCCTCTCCCATCCACACGCCCGTCAAGTGACCTCTTTGCACGAAGTTCCCACTTGTATCTTTCACACCAGCATCGTCGGTGGTGTCGTAAGAGGCGGCATTATAGCCCTGCATAGTGGCTCTACCAAAGGTAGCGTCGTTAGTGCCTGTGGGAACAACGTAAGAACCCAAGGTATCGTAGCCGTTCACGAACTTGAGATAGCCGTCACCCACAGCCCCACCGAACCTGTATCTGTTGGCTACGTGACCGTCTGGGTATTGCAACTGCGCCCTGCCTTCCCACTCATCGTTGCTTTGTCTTGTGTCGTCGTGCGAGATAAACTCAAACAAACCATCGTTCTTCAATAGTTTTTGGGCATCGGGCGCATACTCGTTGCCCCCTGTATGGTCCCTATCGGGTTGCGCCCATCGGTATCGGGGGTTGAGCGTGGCCTCCCCGTTCATGGGGTTGCCGTGATGAGAATTTGTATGATCCCTGTCTGTGCCGGGACTGTTCTTGTCATCGGGAATGGCTCTCGCCCCGTTGAAATCATCGTAGTAGCCAGCCAGCCACACTTGATACTTCTTGTTGACAGTCCTTACCATTCACTCACCTAAATCGCAACGGAATTATTACCAAATACGAGTCTTCCTCTACCCTCTATCTCTTCGACAATGACATCAACCATTTCCGGTATTGTCAATCCGTTAAACACATTTGTCATGACTACCTCAGTGTTTGTTATCAATGTCTCTACCCCTTGCTGTTGCACCTGCCTTATCAAGTCACCTGTCATATTGGATCTTGACCCAAAGAAAAGTTCCTCCCTCGCATTTGCAAATTCACCTATAGTGTCCTTTACTTGCGTCACATCATTTACGAAACCATTGGCATCCATACCAGCATTCGCAAAGGTGTTTCCGGTGGCCTCTACTATTGTGTTGAAATCGTCCATAGTCGTTATACCATGTCTCTCTATAAACTCAAATACTTCGGGGAACTCCTTAGCAAAAGATTTTAACTCAACTTCAGTTTGAGCAAAACCAAGACCTACATTTACTAAACCATCTTTCATTCTTCTGAAATGTTGTTGGTAAGTTATGTCTAAGGGGTTTAGTTTTTTAGGGTCGCCATACTTGTCAAGTAATTTTTCTTCTTTCTCCAAAGCATCAAAGAAGTTTGACAATGCGCCTTGATCAACACCTTCCATAGCGGCCTGTGCCGAAAGTATGTCGTTTGTTCTAACTAAATTAGCCAAACGCTGTTCTTCTGCGGAAAGAACGTCTGATAGCATACCACTGTTTGACTTTCTCAACGATTCTACCTTTTGTTTTTGTAGTTCCAATGATTCGGTTAGGTTCAGTGTTCCGTTGTTGACCTCGCCTATCATGTCAGCGACTTCGCCCATATCAGCGATAGCATTTGTCGTAGTTTCGGCTTGTTCTTCTGCATCCTTACCAAATATATTGAAATCCTTAAAAGCCTTAGTGATTAACGTAGCGGCTGCGCCTAATGCTAAAAGCGGTGCAATTGTAGTCATCAAAGCGGCTGCCTTGACCCTAAGACCTGTCATAGCATGGCCCAATGTTGTAGTTGCCACTGTTTGCGCTCCTAATGATGCTGTGTGTGCTTGACCCGCTTTGACTAAATTTCCATACATATTTTGCATATCAAACATCTTGAAAATTTGGACTCCCATAGCAGCAGTATTCAGTGCCAAACCCGCTTTTACCACAGATTGATTTTTACTGAAAAGCATCATTGCTGAACCTGCTCCCATCAAACCACCTGTTAAAGCGTTTAGTGACTGCGCTTGTTCTCTAGCCTTTCGCATGGCCTCATCTTCTAATTTACCCTTCATTCTAGTGTGTTGAAGGTTGTTTAAGTGAGTGAATTGTTTTTCTAATTCAGCGTTTACTTCCATGAGTTCTATATGCAACTCTTTATATGCGTCGGAACTTAAGTTTACGGCATTCATATCCTTAAATATTCCTTGTCTTTTCTTTTCTAAATCTACGATGGCCTTTTCGGTTGCTCTTTCACCGAATTGGTTTATCATGTTCAAACCTTCTTGGGACAATTTCTGCATCTCCAAGACTTGATTTATAGCACCTATTTCTGCTACTTGTTGTTGATTTAGATTACTACCTATACCCATCAATCTATTTCTTTGTTCCAATGGACTGTTCAATGCACGTAAGATGGCTTGATGGGTTTGCATAGAAATACTAAGGCTTTTTATTCCTATAACTGTTGATATTAGTGGTCCTACGAGACTTGTTGTGGCCTTTGCAAAGGAGAACATCGCTAAAGCGGCATCACCTAAAAGTGGTATTTCGGTAAATCCTAAGAAAGCCTCTATCATCATCGCTTGTTTGTTTGTGGTTTCGGTCATGGCAGGTAAGAGTTTGTCACCTAACGCAGCAGAAAGGTTTCTTACCTTAGCCTCGGCTTGCTCAAGTTGGAAAAGTTCTGATTCTCTTCTTCTTTCAATCTCTTCCATTGCGGGGAACATAGCCAACGTAGCCTCTAGTTCCAACGCCTTGACACGATCAAGGTTGTTCATTATTTTGAGGAAACGTGTGTAATGCCTGTTTCCGGCTATTATCTGCGCTACTTCTTGTTTTCTAGCACCATCCATTTCTTGAAATTGTGGTTCTAATTCTTTTAGTATGTCAGAAAGACCACGCATATCGCCATTTACGTCAGTCACAGCGATACCCAAGTTTTTGAGTTCAGTAGCAGCACCACCTATGTCAGAACCAAGACGCGCATACATCATACGCAAGGCACGACCACCCTTACCTTGTTCTTCACCTGTCTCAATCATAACGGCTGACATGGCAGCCATAGTTCTTATTTCCTCGTTAGCGAGGTGAGCCTGTGAAGCGAATTGGTTCATGACGAAGGTTATCTGCTCCATCGTAGCAGCCGAGCGGTTTTCAATCGTGTTCAGTTCGTCAAGAACACGCATAGCATTCTGTCTGATTTGTGTAGCCCTTTCTTGTTCTGAGGCATTTTCGGCAATACCATCAGTCATGAACTGCGTCTGTTGCTGAAGGTTAATCATACGCTGCATGGCAGCCTCAGTTTCCATACCGCTAATTAGACCAAATTCCATACCTATTTGTGTTCCCGTAGCCAAAGAACCGGGTCCGAGAACACCACTTATCTGCGCCATCTTAGCGGCTGCTTGCATCGCTTGATCGCCAGCAAAGGCAAAGTTTTCACCTATACCTTCTATATCTTCCCTTACTTGACTAATATCTTCAGATGTATCTAGGAACTTCTCTAATTGTATTTCTGCTTCGGCAAGTTCCCTTGCTACAGGAACAACAGCATCAGTCACAGTGTTGAATATCTCTCCCAATTCCATTGCTGATTCTTGTATACCTGTCAAAGCATCCAAGTAAAGCGACTCAAAGACAGTGGCGGCTGACTTTGAATCATCAATCATCTTTGCCGCTTGGAATGTTCCAACGATGTCGAAGAAAACCCTTGATGCACCAGCACGAAGAACAAGGAGACAGATGGCTGCTGTAAACAGTGCGACAGGGGAAAGATACCCTAATAGTAAACTACTTCCCAACGCCTCTATCATTCAGAACCCTCACTTCGCTTACCCTCAACCGGCACACCGCTTTCGCTCAATATGTCGAGTAGATCCATATTGTTTGATAAGAGTTTGCGTTCTGCACGCCTTTGATCCCTTCGGGCTACCGCACCCTTGGCATCTCTCTTCTTAGCATCAGTAGTAGCCTCGCTGATCTTGTCGTTTATCTCGGCGGCTATCACCAAGTCCATGTCCATTAGGTGACGGCCACCCTGCACGGAATACTTGAGCCAAAGTTCAGAAGGAAGTGTCCCTTTAAAGGCCATGCAAAGGCTCGGTGCGACCATTAGGAATTCTGAAAAGGGACCGCGCCATCCTCATCGTCACCACGCACGAATTGAAGTATCTTGTTAAGTTCCTCAAACGTCAGCATATTGACATCGACATCCTCATCTAAAATACAGGCTGGAACCCATGTTTCCATCTGTGCCTCTATGCCACCGCCCATATCATCTACCATCAAAGCAAACTCTTCGTTTTGTTCTTCAGTCCACTTTGTAGGGTCGCCAGCGTGCCGCATCTTGCGAAAGGCTTTACCTTGAATGTTGGTTATCTTCAACTTCTCCATACCGGAGGCTTGTCTAACCCAAATCTTTCGTCCGTCGTCTAACTCTATCTCTTTCTTCATTACCGGCATGGTATCACTACTGTATGGCCCACAGGCCCGCTCAAGTTATTTTACCCGTTAGGGCATTAATAAAGATTATTCTTCTTCAACCTTTACCTTCTTGGCTGGTGCTTTCTTCTTAGGGGCGGGCTTGGCTACTTTGACGGGGTATCTTCGACATATAACCATAACTTGCTTCTTACTAAGACCTTCCATACTCTCAAGGTCTTCCTCCGGTATGTCAAGACCAAGGGATTCTGCTAGTTCTCGACCTTCCATCTAAACACCTCAGAAAGCATTCGTTCCTAGTGCGCCACCTTTTCCTTGTATTCTCATGGCTTTGTCTGCTCCGCTTGCTGTTGCGTCATAGAGAGCAACGAAACCAACGGACATTGTGTTGGTGTCCCTGCCGCTTACGGATGCTTCGGGGGCTTCAAACCTTACGTTGTATAGATAAATTTTAATGTATTCTGAATCATCGTCGGCCTCACTTTGCAAGTCAAGTGTGATTGTCGGGTCTGCTGCCGCATCGCTAGTAATCAAACCATCTGCCGAAACTAAATCACCAAAGAGAGGTTCATCGACACTTGTAGAGTAAATAACTTTGTTAAACTCAATGGTCCCACTGATCTCCCTGCGCTGTGCTGGTGGCGCACGACTGTAGGTGCTGTTTCCTATACCGTAAGCGTTGTCTGTATCGCGGTTTAGGTTTACATCAAGAGAGAATGACTTTACGCTTGCCGAGGCTGCTGGTGCGCCGCTAGTCCCTTCATCAAACTTGACGTGACCGTTGGCGAAGTAAAGAGCGTCGAGGGCATCTCCATTAAAGGTAGGCGTAGCCAAAGCAGCAGGGGCTTCTTCCCTACATCCAACAAAGGAAGCACTTAACATGACATACTCCCCTACGGTTGCGGTAATGTTCATGGAGTTTGCGACCATGCCCGTGAAGGTGTGTTCTTTCTCTTCCCTACCTACTCGTATAGTGTAGGAGTGATAAGCGTCACCTGCTACTGTAGGCTCGTCAAATGTGTGACCGCCGGTTAAAGTTGAGTCGTAATCAGTCTTGGGGAAGAATGCACCAAACAGTGTTCCTGCGAAGTCATCCACTTGTAGGGCTAGGTTTATGTCACCCTCGGATCTCTCCAATCCGGTCACGGACTTTGAGGAAATCGGTCTGCTCATGTCTTGCCTTGTCATCAAGTCATACGTTGTTGCGAGAGACTCATCATCGACCTCTCCGTAAATTGGAGTGCCTGACGGCTCAGTGCCGTAGGTTGTTTCTTTCTCTATTGATACATATCTGTTTAGGAACTCTACCATAGGAACACCTCTATGTGATCTTAGGACAGGTAGAC